TAGGACTTGCAACTGACCCTTAGCATGCCAAAGGTCTTTTTCACTTTCAAGAGTGCGTATATCAACTACATTCTCTTCAGTAATTTTCATGTCAGCCATTAAATCTTTCCACCCTTCGGTTTCAAATAAAGCTAACCTATCTTTTAAAAACTGTTCGTCAGGTTTCATTGTACTCGTGTATTAATCGCTGCTTTAGAACCTGCTTCCCTAGCTTTAGCTAGATTTAATATTGTTTCTGATTTAAGATGTTCCATCTCTGGTACATTTCTTGCTGTTTCAGATTGTTGATTTGCTATATCAGCTTGTAACTTATCTAAATCTAATGCGTTCTTTTGCAGTTTAATAATTTGTTCTTCTACTTGTATTTCATTAGGAACAACTACTGCTGCTTGTGCTTGATGTAATATAGCTTTACCTTTTTCTTCTTCAGCTTCAGCTAGTGTCTTTTGAATATTAGCTTGTAGCTGTTGTATTTGTAACTCATTACCTATATTTTCTAACTCTTGCTCTCCAGAATCAGGCTGACTACCTTGCATTAAGGACTGTACAATCTGGTCACGATTGTGAATACTAGAGTTTTGCATCATAGCTAGTAAAATTACATCAAAAGCAGGTGAATCTTTAGGTATAGATTGTAACATCTGTACCATTTGGTTCATCTCTAATTCTTTAGCCATTATACCCATAGTTGAATATGGTATAAACTTGTAATCATTAACTGGGTATCTATCTACATCAAACTGTATCTTTCTCCACATTGCTTTTTGTATCAAAGGTACAAGGAATGTGTTTTGAAAATTCATTAAAGTACGCTTTTGTCTTTTAATAGCAGCACTTTGTTGCATTGACATACCACTAGCTGTAGCTCTATCACCTGCTACAGCATCAGAAGTACCTGTACCCATTTGAATCATAGCTTGTAAGCTGTTTACTTGGTCAAATGTACTTGGGTCTGTTGTTCCCATATCTAATGGCATAATAGCATCTCTAGGATTACCATTAGTCAATACTGTTTTACCGGGGCGTACTTCAAATTTAACACCTCTAGGTAGGCGTGTAGCGTCAGCAGCCATCATAGGTGTAGTCGTTAGTGCTAGTGAATCAATTCTAGCTCTCATTTCAGCATCTAATGCTTTTTGTGCGTTATATGCCTTTTCTGAAACTCCTCTACCCCAGAATTTATTAGGAACTAAGTCATGCTGGTAAGATATAAAAGGTCTATCTTCCATAATAAACAAGTTTTGTTCTACTCTAAGTATATGTTCATCATTACATATAGTAACAACTGCTTCTACTAACTCATCTTTCTTAGTGTATTCAAAATCATCTTTATCTTTACTAGGCTTAAGAAATCTTTTAGGTACTTTACCCCAATACTCAGTAATCTTAACTGAGTCAGACTCATCAGCTTGTTTCATTTCAGGGTCGTAACCGAAAGATACAGTATCGTAACTGCCATCAAGAGGTACATCTCTGTATATACCTGATAGAATACCTTCAACTACATGATAACGAGGTTTAATTACCTCATGTGCTACACCTAAAGCTTCATTAATAGTGTTAGCTGATGGGTCCATAAGAAACTCTTTAGGAGATATAGGTTCTACCCTAACATCTATAGAGGGATACTCTACTAACTGACGAGTAGTAGTGGTTGTACCTTCTACAGGTACTTCAGCAGGTGTTCTTTCTATAGATTGTTCAACAACTATCTTTCCAATACCAGTACCATATATAGCACTATTAAGGAATACCTCACAGATAGCATCTTTACAACCTGTTTTTTCTAAATCTTCTTGTAATAAGTTCCTTACATACTCCGCATCTTGTGGATTTTCATCAAGCATGTCGTCTTGTATGTCAAACCATTTCCCCCTGCCAAAAGTTGCCTCCTCTAATTCAGCAACAGCAGACTCAATAGCTTGTTGCATAGCAGGAGCTATAATTCTAGACTTTTCAGAGCTGCGTGTTCTGTCTTCTTGTAGCCAAATACCACGCCATAGGCGATAATACTCATCCCATTTCTGTACATAGTTAGTATCTCTGTGGGTGCGCCATGTTTCGAGCCTATGATTAAGCCATCCAGCTAAAGCTTGGTACTTAGTTTCTTTATTTTCAAACATTTATAGAAATATCTCCATTAACGCAGGTAATTCTGTGGAGTATAGCACATTTTAGGTAGTTGTGTAGAGGTTTCTAGTAAATTATCTAATATCCTGCTATTTCATCGTAAGGTTCCCAGTCGTCATCCATATCTATAGAGTATGCAAAGTCTGCTATAGATACTTGGTCTATATATGCTAGGCTATCCAGTAAATCGTCATGACTTAGGTGATTAGGGAAGTCTAACATTTGTGACATAAAGACTTTCCAATCTCTATCTTCGTTAAAACTTATCTGACCATGTTCTAGTCTACCTTGTAAGGACCATGTAATCCGCTCAGTTTTCTTTTTACCACCATGTCGCAGCTCATCTATATGTACAAACCTATTCTCTGTACGCATTTCATCTTCTAGGTAAGGCATGATAGCATTTTTTAAAGAACCTGTTTCTATACCTACAGTAGTAGCTTCATTTATATCCGCAGCCTTTAGGATTTTCTTAGCAGTTTCTTTAATACCCCATCTTCCATGTAGAATATCTTTAACCCACCACTTATCTCTATCTATTTTTACAATAGCTATAGAAGTTTCGTCTAATTTAGAGCCTTTTAATCCTCTTTCTTTTTCTACAGCCTCAAATCCAGCAGGGTCTACAGCAATTACATAGTTACCTTCTTCAGGTTCTGTATTTGTATGGAACCATTCCTCTTTAAATATACCACCAGAGAAAGTTTCAAAGCTTGCTTCAAATTCTTGCCTAAATGCCATAGAAGACATTGAGCGTTTTGCTGCTTCAATCTCATCTGCTGCAATATAAGGGTTATCTGTAGAGTTATATTGGAAAGCTTCCCAATCATCGTCTTTCTGAGCTTCATTATATAGGTCATAGAAATGATTTTTACCAGCAGGTGTACCTATAAACATAGCTTCTCCTCGTACATCCGCTAGAGTTGGTCTTAAAATCTGTTCCCATACAATAGGTTTCATACTGGCGTACTCATCTAATACAACATACGCCAAACCAACACCTCGAAGTGTGTCAGGTCGGTCACTTCCTTTAAGATATATCTTTCTGTCGTTGATTAATGTCAGCCTAGCTGTATTTTCGTAGGCATCTTTTATGACATCCGCACCTAATTCTTTTAGCATACCCCACATAATATCCTTAGCTTGCTGAAAAGTAGGACCCACATAGAATACATCTTTACTTTCTGACTGTAAAGCTTTGATTAAAAGAATCCAAGCAGCTAATCTAGACTTACCAAATCTTCTACCAGCAGCTACTATCTTAAATCTTTTCTTAGAATTGAATATCTCTAGTTGCGCAGGGTGTAACTCTACATTAATTTCTGCCATCTATTCTCTCTGTAATCGTTGTATAGTTTTTAAACAATGTTTCTTTTATTAAATACAAAAACTTTCCTCTGTAATCTCCTTTAATAGGCGGAAATTCAATAGGTTTTAATTTGTTTTCTTTTATACATTCTTTTATTCTTTTTGATTTTATCCAATAAAGTTTATCTTCTGTAATGTAAACCCACCATTCAGCTTGAGTGGCTTCAATTCCTGAAGGTTCGCCACCATAAGAATATTCTATAGCTACATTACCTGTTTTTTTAGACATCCTATCGCTTTTAACTTCTACTCCCATATCTTTTTCTGGAATAAAAATATCCCACTCTTTATGGTAGCCTTCTACTTTATATGCTTTAGGATATTTAAGACGCAGCCTATCTAATACTAATAGCTCTTTTTCTTCGCCATAAGCTAAATCATTCTGGAAGCTCATCTATTACCTCAGCTATTACAGTATCCTCAGATTTGCTTCTTACCTGCTTTGGTTTGGTTTTCTTGGCTTGCTCCTCGATTTGTTCTGTAGTGCCTACATTTATTACAACACCACCATCATGCTTTCTATGGTTTATCTCTACAGCTTTAGTAGTAGGTACAATTCTGTCCATACACATCTTAAGGCAATGTACATCACCTTTTAAAGCTCTATCTATAATTACTTGGACTATCTCAGGTCCACGCTCGGTAAGCAACTCTCTAGACAAGATAGTATATTTATTCATACTACCCTTAGGTCTGCCTTTGGGATTTAAAGGAGCCATTCCTTTATACAAAGCAGGATTACCTTTATTGTTTCTTCTTTTGTCGTGTTCAGTCATAACTTAATACATTAAGGAAAAACTGAAGTATAGCATACTTAGGTTACACGCATGCTAGTTTTTAAGTAAAAGAATCTGAATAACTACCTGCTGCTTGTACTAGGTTCGCGTATGTAACTTAAGTAGCAAACTTGGTAAGAGTTTAGCATACTTTTACTGCTTTGTAAATAGTAATTACTTCTATTTTCTGTAGTATTAATAAGTAATTCTTATGATGTGTCAGGAAGACTCAAATCCTCTCTTATCTGGAGGTGACTATGTATATATTAGACTGACGCTAACATAGGCTCCTACCCTAGGGTATGTTCAGACTATTGTAGTAGACCAATGTTGACCAGAGTTTAACTGTTATCCTCTAAAGTTGATATAAAAGTAAGCGTGATAGTCACTATAAGGTGATGTATCTATTAATTTATTTAAGACACTTCATAAAAATATACATGTCATCCTAAGACTCCCTATACAAAGTTAGAGTAATCTCTTCGGTTCAAGTATTATCATTTCTTGTACCTCTTGCGTACATCATACAACCCTTTGATTGGTTAAGACATACCGAACATATCAGATGTGCTAAGATATGAATAATCTCAGTTCTTCTAGGTCTTCATCTTGTGAGCCTAAGTCAAAGTAACCAATGTAACTTGCTCTATCTTTCTATCGTGACTCATCTACCTTTATACTCATCTTTAGGAACACTTCAATTCACCTATAGTATTGTCGCTACTTACCATTAACTATATCTTAATATCATTAGTAAAGCTTAGTACATTAGCCTTTTAAAACTGTTTGAAATAATCGAAGTAGCCTTGAGTTGAGTAAGCTATATCATTTACTATTCTCTAAGACTCAAAGGCTGTGAAAGAATTGTCTACAACATAAGTATCCACTAAGGTTTATTTTGAGATTGTTTCATATTTTTCTAAGCGCCCATTTAGTACTCAAGATGAAGTTCATGGAAGACTATAAATCTAAATGCCACCTAAGTAAACTAAAGGTCGAGTTGACTTAGGTGGCATTTAGATAGTCTTTAACCATGTACTTAATCTTGAGTACTAAATGGAGAAAAATATGAAACAATCTAAAAATAAACCAAGTGTCACTAATGTTGTAGTCAATTCAATCACAGCTTTGAGTCTTGATAATAGTAATGATATAGCTTACTCAACTCAAGGCAGAGTTTTAAAAGGAATGTGCTATAGCTTTACTAATGATTTGCGATATGTTAATGGTAAGTATCGCCAATACTATGCTGAATGGAGTGTTCTTAAAGATGACTCTAAAGGTGATGAGTCTACTGCTAGAAAGATAGAGCAGTTACAAGGTTACTTATATGACTTAGGCTCACAAGCAGAAGACTTAGAAGAACTTAGAGATTCTGCATATCAAGCACATCTTGATTTGTTCGGTAAAGATTATGTCTTACCAATCAAGGGTTCTAAGATGAACGCAAGAGGTCAAGAAATTGACAAGACTTGGGAACCTAAGAAGAGATAACTCTTACTAAGTATAGGGAGTCTTAGGATTCCCTATATTTTTATTCGTGTCTTATGACTATCACACTTTGTCTTTTATTTCTGATGTGGGAATAAATAGAAAGGTTCGATTCGTCTGGGATTTTATTGAGGAGATTAGTATGTCAGTATTAACAATACCACCTAACGAAGTACATCGTAATGAGTGGGGTGAATTAGTTTGTAATGTATATGATGAAGACAAAGTGTTCTTATATACAGAACAGATAGATGAAGATATGTACAAATTAAATGGTGCTATTGTTCCTGTTAACTGGGAGCAGCAGCTTAGTGATGATATCAAGGAGCTAAGATTATGAAAGAAGATTTATTTACTATAACTGTCCATGGTGTTAAAGTTGCATGGGAAGGAGATACTATTTGGAATAGAGATGATGCTCTTTATGTAGCTAAGCAATTTCTTACTATGGGTTTTCATCTTATTGAAATTAGAAACTCTATGTCTGAAAAGATAGAAGTCTTATGGACTATCAGAGATAAGGAGTAGCTATGAAATACAACATAGAACATTACAAGAATCCTAAGTACAAAGAAAGATTCAATGGATTCTTCTGGGGTTTTGTTATAGGTTATATACCTTACTTGTGGCATATGT